TTTTAGTTGATTGCACAGTCAGCATCAAACGATTTTTAGGCGAGAGTTCAGGGGCTATGCCCTGCCCGGCGTTGTGCACCGGGCCTCTCCCCTAAAGGTCGTTTTTTTTTGTCTCAAAATCCCTCAGCAACAAATCAGCACGAGGGAGCCATGCGCGGGCGTGGGCTGGGCGCGAGCAATCGCGGGGCTGCAAAGCCGGGGGCCCGCAGGGGCGCTGTCCGACGTCGACTCAGGGTCAGGTGCCTGCTCTCTCTCCCCCTGGGGGGTAGGGGGGGCATGGGAGCGGCGAACCGCGCAATCTAGGGTCAGGCAGTTAGGACAAACAAGCAAAACAGGACAAGCAAAACAGGACAAACAAACAAGCAAACAATCAAACATGAGGCTACTATGAGCAAAAAAACACTAATAGGAGATTGGGCGCCAGATGCCAAACTATTGGCGTGGTGCCACGCGCACGGGTACGACGCGGATTTGCATTACGAGTTTTTTAGGGATTATTGCCTGGCTAATGGTGCGAAATATGCGAGTTTTGACGCCGCGTTCAGAAATTGCTGCCGCGCTGATTGGGGTGGCGTCCGAAAAAATCAAACGCTCGGCCAAAATCACCAAACAAAACAGGATCGGCGAGCCAGTACAATCGCAGGTCTGGTCGGTGGCGAGATATGAGCGCATCAAACACCACACTAGACGCGGCGACCGCGACTAAAACTGTTGAGCGGTTATTCGCCCGCATGGCCGCGCTGTACGGATCTAGGTTTGCCGATCAATGGGCGGGCATCAACCCCGTTGATGTCAAAAAATGCTGGTCGGAGGAAATCGCTGCCTACCCAATGCAGCAAATCGCCGCTGCCGTCAACGCGCTCACGACCAAAAATTGGCCGCCGACCCTGCCCGAATTTTTGGAGCTAATTGAAGCGCAGCGCCCTGCGCTCAATACGGCGGCCTACAAGCTATCAAAATCCGTTGACGCGGTAGACACTCAAGCCGCGGACGTTTTGGCCGCCAAGGCGCGTTGTATGGCGTCTATTGCGCGTGGATTTGGCGCCCCGACGCCCGCTTGGGCGTATAGAGCTAAACGCCGCTGGCTCGATGGTCAGGTCAGGCACTCGCCAGACGTGACGGCCATGATCAACCGCGTCATTGAGCGAGACCGAGGTATGCACGACCCATTTTCTCAAATTCAGCGGAGCTAAAAAAAATGAAAATTGTGTTGGAAATTGACAACGATTGCATACCAAAAATCAACGGTCGTGACGTCGCGCCAATTATTTTTGAGGCGATAAAAACCAATCCGAAATGGTGGTTTGACTCTGCCGATGTTGTGCAGATCGAGGGTACGTTTGGCCGGTACACGGAGGATCGGTGCGATGTGGGGGCCCCGTGAAAAACGCGGTTAAAAAACTGGTTGAGCAGGGGATTACCGATCCCGCCGTCATCGCCTGCACGCTGCACATTAAACGCGCACGGGTAGAGACTGCGCTCGCGTGGATTGCGCGGGACACAGATCGAGCAAAAAAAAACGCGACAAAAAAATCAACGCGATTGCAACGGCAAATTTGTTGGTCGACCATGCCGCTGGTAGTCCGAGAGGAGCGCGGCCATGCCGTCGATTAAACGCGACTTCACACCGCTGGAGTCGGATGAGCAAATCGCATTTATCCAGTGGTGCCTAATGGCAGGCGCGCCCTACAACACGATTTTTGCGATACCGAACGGCGGCAAACGACATATCACCACAGCAGCGCGACTCAGGCGCGAGGGGGTGCGCCCTGGCGTCCCCGATTTGTTTTTGCCGTTTGCAGCCAGCGGGGCGCATGGTTTGTTTGTTGAGCTAAAACGCATCAAGGGCGGCGCGCCTACAAAACATCAAAAATTGTGGGAGGACGTGTTGCAAAAAAACGGTTATGAGCACGTCTACGCCATGGGGTGCGAGGACGCGATTAAAAAAATAAAATTGTACGTCAACGGCGGAGCGAAATGACCAAAAAACTCCAAGCACCGTACCCATATTTTGGCGGTAAATCCGGCGCGTGTGATCTGGTTTGGCAGGCGTTTGGCGCAGTACAAAACTATGTTGAGCCGTTTGCGGGCAGCGCCGCCATGTTGCTCGGCGCCCCTGAGGGCAAACGGATTGAGACGATCAACGATGCAGACGGATTTGTGGCCAATTTTTGGAGGGCGATCCATTCTGACCCTGATGCCGTGGCGCATTATGCAGACTGGCCGTGCAACGAGGTCGATTTGTTTTCGCGGCACAGTTGGCTGGTGCGGCACTCTGAGGATTTAACCAAAAAATTACACGCCGACCCAGAGTTTTTTGACGCCAAAATCGCAGGATGGTGGTGCTGGGGGGCGTGCAATTGGATTGGCTCCGGTTGGTGCAGCGGCGACGGCCCTTGGGTGCTGGGTGACGGCGGCAATTTTGTAAAAATTGCGGGGCGGGGCATCAGCCGACAACTCCCGCACCTAAGCAATGCCGGGCGGGGCATCAGCCGACAAACCGATGGCGAGCGCAGCGCGTTTATTGAGTCGTGGTTTTGGGCGTTGCACGAGCGTTTGCGTGATGTGCGCGTGGCATGCGGAGATTGGTCACGAGTGGTCACGGATTCGGTGACCGTCCGGCATGGTCTGACTGGTGTGTTTTTTGACCCGCCATATTTCCGAGGCGCGATGGATTACGCGGTCGGAGGCGTTGGTACCAATCTGGCTACCGACGTAGGCGCGTGGTGCGCGGCCAATGGCGTCAACCCGATGCTGCGCATTGTGATTTGTGGCCATGCCGGGGAGCATGACGCCCTGCTGTCTCACGGTTGGGGTGCGCGCAAATGGGCTGCGCGCAAGGGCTACGCAATCACAGAGGAGGCTGTGGCCAATAGTGCCAGCGAGACGATTTGGTGCAGTCCGCACTGTGAGCCGGAGACCAAAATTCAAAACTCACTTTTTTGAAAAAAATTTTTTTCAAGAGGGCTTTTCTCATGGACGCAGAAAATTTGGTTGACCAGTATTTCAGTTGGTTGAAATCAAAGACCGCTTGGCGAGAAATCAATGGATGGACTGAGATAACAACGCCCTATCTTGACCGTCACAATGATTACATCCAGATATACCTCAGGCAAAACGGCGATGAATGGGAGTTGACCGACGATGGCGAAACGTTGACAGACTTGATTCAGTCAGGATGCGAACTCGATACTCCGCGCCTTAAGGCGTTGCTGCAAACTACCCTGAATGGGTTTGGCATGCACCTCGAGAATGGTGCAATCACAGCAAAGACCAAGCAAGACTCGTTTGCCTTACGAAAACACAACCTGATTCAGGCAATTCTGGCGGTCAACGACTTGTTTCGGATTGCGAATACCCAAAATTTTTAGGAGGAGGTTGAAAAATGTTGAACGTGAAACAGCTCACCATCGACGAGGCGACGCAGCATGCACAGCTCATGATCGACGCGGCGACGGATCGGGCGGATCGTGAGTACAGCGGCTGGTCGAGTTTGGCCTATGCGTTTTTGAGGCATTTTGTCCGAGATAGAAAAAATTTTTGGCCGTGGGAATTGATTCAGGCGTCCATAGATTTTGGCCTAGTACAACCTAAAAACCTGCGGGCGTGGGGAGGCGTGTATCAACGCGCATCCCGCGAAAAATTGATTGTTCGCGGCTCGCGGCTAGGCAAACATCCTAACCGTCACGGGACTTTAGTCCCAATCTGGGACGTCGTGCAAAAATGACTACACCAATTTTTTCGGATGAGGTGCAGCTCGCCGGGTGGAGCGAGAGTCATACGTCTGGGGCTAAAATCACATTTTGGCTCTCTGACCCCGCACAGTTGAGCGCGTTCCGCGGCATGACGGAGCGACGCGGCAAAACGGCAGGGCAGCGTCTGGCGATGGTGCTCGTCGAGATCAACGATGATGAGACGCTGGCCGATGAGCCGCCATCAACCACAAAACTAGGCCCGTTGTGCGCGCTGGCGGTGGCGTGGTGCAGTGATGCGCCATTTTTGGCATGGTGGCAACGGCAGCGCGGTCACATGGCTGGCGATGTTGATGTGCGCGGCGACATTTTGGCGACGTGCGGCATTAGATCACGTCG